TTATTATTAACTGGTGATCCTGCAATTATTGGTGTAGCATGCTCCATAGTTTCTGACATGACTAATGGTAAATACAAACTATTAAAATGGGATAAACAAGAAAGAAAGTATTATCCAATCGAAATTAATCTATACGAGAAAGGAGAAATAAATGTCGATTAAACAACAAATAAAATTCAAAGATCAAATTAACTTTGAAGAAGACCAACAGCAGGTTATTAAAAAAACTAACAACTTACAATCTTTAGCTGATCAAGTTGAAAGATTAGAATCAATGCAACAACAATTTGCAATACAAGAAGAAGCATTGAAAGAAAAGAAAAAACAAATTGAACACATATCTGGAGAAGTCATACCAACTATGATGAGTGAAATGGGTTTATCTCATTTAAAACTTATGGATGGTTCTTCGGTAGATGTAAAACCAAATTATAGTGCAAGCATAACTATTGCTAATAGAGATGCAGCATTTAAATGGCTTCGTGAAAATGGCTTGGGTGATATAATCAAAAACGAGATATCCGTATCATTCGGTCGTAACGAGGATAACAAGGCAGCTGATTATGCTGCTCTTGCACAAGAGCGTGGGTTTCAACCAACACAAAAGTTGAAGGTTGAGCCCATGACTCTTAAAGCGTTAGTCCGTGAACGTTTAGAGGCAGGTAAATCAATGCCAACGGAAATTTTCAACGTGTTTGTTGGAAATAAAACAACAATAAAAAGGAAACAATAACAATGAACCAAGTAGCAGAAAAAAAAGAAGGAGCATTAGCAACATTTGATATGGAAGCTGATGCAAATCAAGGCGCTCAGAATATATCGCAAGAAGATCTTGCGTTACCATTCTTAAAAATTTTGGGCCAACTATCTCCGGAAGTAAATAAAAGAGATGGTAAATATGTCGAAGGCGCAGAGCCTGGCAAAATAATCAACACGGTTACAAACGAATTGTTTGATAAAATTAGTGTTGTACCTTGTCATTACAAAAGACAATACATCGAATGGCAGGACAGAGGTACCAGCAGTGGTGCACCTGTTGCAATTCATGACGCAGATAGTGATATCGTGAGTACAACTACTCGTGATAAATCATTTAAAGATAGATTACCTAATGGAAATTATCTTGATAATACTGCTAGTCATTTTGTACTTGTGTTAGGTAAAACTCCATCAACAGCTTTGATTTCTATGAAATCTACTCAACTTAAAGTTAGTAGAAAATGGAATTCGCTAATGATGGGTATTAAACTACAAGGTAAAAATGGTTTGTTTACACCGCCAACTTACAGCCACATTTATAATCTATCAACTGTTCAAATGTCTAATGACAAAGGAACATGGTTTGGATGGGAAGTTGAAAAGATGGGACCAGTCGAAGATAAAAATATCTACGGCATGGCGAAAGCTTTTGCAACTAGTGTCGGCAAAGATCAAGTGCAGGTTAAACACGGATCAGAAGATACCAAAGACTCAACACCATACTAATAGAATCCTAGGAGTGGGCGTGGAAGCGAGAGTGGAAGCGCCCATGAAAAATTATGTTTGAAAAAATATTTAAAGGATTAGAACGTGCGCATGGTTGTACTAAAGTTACAACTCCAGCTGAAAATGGTGTTAAGTTAAAAGGACAATCGTTTGTAGTGCGTAAACCAGTGACCACGGAACTGTGGACCATGCATTTAAATGGTACACAGAGTCTTGGTATTATACCTATTAATGAAGAAAACCAATGTGTGTGGGGGTGTGTAGACATAGACTCATATGCAGGGTTTGATCACAAACAATTATTAAATAAAATAAAACAATTTAAATTACCTTTGGCTGTATGTAGGTCAAAGAGCGGGGGAGCACATGTCTTTCTCTTCTCCGAACAGCCGGTAGCAGCAGAAAGAATGAGAGACAAACTAACGGAAATAAAAACATTATTAGGATACGGCGGATCAGAAGTTTTTCCAAAACAAATTCAATTAAAATCAGCAGATGACACAGGTAATTTTTTAAACCTACCATATTTTGGTGGAGATAATACAACGCGTTACGCATTTAAAGAAGATGGAGAAGCAGCAACCCTAGAAGAATTTTATAGTATATATACTGAAATAAAACAAACCGACATTACACAAATAAAAATAGAAAGACCACAATCAGAATATTCCGATGCACCTCCATGCATAGAACTTATGGCTATGAATAAAATACCAGAAGGTGGTAGAAACAACTCTATGTTTCATTTTGGCGTGTATGCTAAAAAGAAATGGCCAGCTGAATGGAAAAGTAAAATGACTTTATTTAACGCCACGGCATCAACCATACCACTTAGTGAATCAGAAGTAGAAATAATTAAAAGACAACACGATAAAAAAGATTGGGGTTATAAATGTAATGATACACCAATGTGTAATCTTTGTGATAAAAAATTATGCAGGGAGAGAAAGTTTGGTATAGGTGAGGAAATAGTATTTCCGGCACTAACAGATTTACAAAAAATTAAATTAGAAAAGCCATATTATTACCTTAATGTTGATGGAGAAAGATTACATTTAGAAAATGTAAAATTTTTAAAACAACAAAGTTTATTTCAAGAGGCGTGCATGGAACAATTAGATTTTAAACCACCAACAGTAAAACCAAAAGATTGGGATATGATAATAAACCCATTGATGAAGAACCACGAACCAATAGATCCACCAGAGGGTGTGACTACTCAAGACCAGTTACAGAATCATTTAGAAGAATACTGTTTAAATAGACAAGTATCTACAGATAAAAACGATCTTAAAAAAGGTGGTGTGTGGACCAACGAAGGATTACACCATTTTGTTTTTGATAGATTTTATAATCAATTTTTAATTAGAAAACGTTGGGATATAAATTATCAACGAACTGCACAAATGTTAAAAGAATCCTGTAATTGTGATGACAAACGTATAGGTAAAGAAAGAATTTCTGTGTTTGTAGTTAAACAATTTGATAAAAAAGAAGATGACTACAATCAAAAAGAATTAAAACCAAAGGATATATTTTGAGAACAATAGTATTGGGACCACCAGGCACAGGAAAGACTACAACTTTATTAAAAAAAGTTGATGACTATTTAAAACAAACAGATCCTGACAAGATAGGTTATTTTGCATTTACACAGAAAGCTGCTCATGAAGCAAGAGATCGTGCAATGAAACAATTTAATTTAGAAGAAGATGACTTACCATATTTTCGAACATTGCATTCACTGGCGTTTAGAAAATTAGGATTAAAAAAAGATCAGGTTATGCAGCCCAGACATTACAAAGACCTAGGAAAAAAATTAGGGTTTCCTGTAACGTATGCTGACTATCAAGAAGACCAAGGTGGTATCTTTACATCCGATAGTGAATACTTAAGAATTATACAGCTAGCACAACTACGTAACATTACACCAGAACAACAATTTGATTTACAAGAACACACACAAGACTTGGAAAGAGATCAACTTAGAATCATACACAATGAGTTAGCAAGATATAAAAAAGAATACAACTTAATAGATTTTAATGACATGATATTAGATTTTGTAAAGTCAGACTTATCTCCAAAGTTTGACGTAGTATTTGTAGACGAAGCTCAAGATCTATCACTTATGCAATGGGACATGACACGATCTATTTGGAATAAAACAAAAGATTCTTTTATTGCAGGTGATGATGACCAGGCTATTTTTAGATGGGCTGGAGCTGACGTAGATTCTTTTATAGCATTAGAAGGACAATACTTACCACTAACACAGTCTTATAGAATACCTGCTAAAGTACATGGATTAGCGATGGGTATAATAAATAAAATTAGAAATAGAATAGATAAATCATGGGAACCTAGAATTAGTCAAGGCAATTTACACAGGCATTTTGATATAGAAAGTATTGATATGTCAAAAGGAGATTGGTTAGTGTTAAGTAGAACAAGGCACATGTTAAATGACATTGAAGAATCTTTATACATTAAAGGATTATATTATGAAAACAGATACAAACGCAGCAGTGAAAAAGATTTACACCAAGCTGCTACATCATGGGAACAATTAAGACAAGGTCAATTAATTTCTTATAAAGAAATAGAAAACATTGTTAAGTTTATGGGGCCAAAACATTGGCATTCAAAAAAAATAAAAGGTATGGCTAAAGGATCTTTTTACGGAATAGATCAACTTGTAAAAGATTATGGTTTGCAGGTTAAAACAATTTGGTATGAAGCGTTTGACAACGCAGGTCAAACTAAAGTAAACTACTTAAGGAAGATGAGAAAGAATGGAGAAAAATTAAATGAGAAACCTAGAATAGAATTATCTACCATACATGCAGCTAAAGGTGGTGAAGCAACTAACGTTGTTTTGTTAACAGATCTTACAGAAAATACTATGAGAAGTTACGAGAGAAATCCCGATGACGAGAATAGATTATTTTATGTGGGTGCAACAAGAACAAAAGAAAATTTACACATAATAGAACCAAAAAAATATGAGAAGGGATACATACTATGAAGAAGAAAAGCGTTTGGGACAAACAGCACGGAGGATCCCATTATCAAAAATTTAAAATACAACCCAGCAAATTTGTAGTTGAGAATGAATTGCTTTTTCCAGAAGGATGCGCTATAAAATATATCTGTCGTCATCGACTAAAGGGAAAGAAGCAAGATATATTGAAAGCAATACACTTTTTAGAAATGATCATTGAAAGGGACTACGATGCAGATACCTCTATTTAAACCCCAGACAGAATGGCTACCGCCAGAAAATTTTCCAGACTTATCTAAGCACGATGAAATAGCAATTGACTTAGAAACTAAAGACCCAGAGCTAATGAAAATGGGATCAGGATCTGTAGTTGGTAAAGGCGATGTAACTGGTATAGCTGTAGCTGTATCAGGATGGTCAGGTTATTATCCTATTGCACATGAAGGTGGTGGTAACATGAGTAGAGCAAAAGTTTTAAAATGGTTTCAAGGCGTGCTCTCTACACCAGCAGTAAAAATATTTCACAACGCCATGTATGACGTTTGTTGGATACGCGCGTTAGGTTTAAGTATTAACGGTAAAATTGTTGACACGATGATTGCATCGGCCTTAGTTGATGAAAATCAAATGCGTTATGA